TTAACCGAAATTCATCCTCTCAGTTCGCTTTTGCCTCACTTCTGTAATTTTACCTTTTATTGGGCTTTCCAAATCAATTCTATTACCTCTATTATTACTAAATGCTAGCCCTACTTTGCCGTCACCTCCTCGAATAATATCTAATTTATTCCCGCTTAATTGATCTATCACGCTTGCGTAATTGATAGGAGCAAGTTTATTTGCAATCTGCTGTCCGTTATCTAATCTGTTTATTACCGGTGGCGGTTTGCGCCCTCTAAAGATACCCATATTCTTTTCTTTTATGTTATATTTAAATAATAGTATGTTTTTGGTGTTTTGTTAATACAATATTCTTTAAATTTAAAAAATTCAAGTAACCTTGGGCTAACCTCGCGCAATGCGGTACTATACAATGTACAAATGTTACGTCTTCTAAGTGCAGATGTAACATTTTCGAATATTTGGTCGCGCAAACTCCTACTCAGCCAACGTCCTCGCCATTTAGGCGCAATCTCTAAATGCACTTCTGCTCCGTATTTATCGTTCGGGTGTTGTTCAACATAAATATTGCCGACTATTTCTTCGTTACTAATTAATTGCACGTTGTATATATAAGGGCTCTCTGGCCTTTGCGGTTTAATACCAATCACTGTCTAGTACTCCTTTTTTTGTAAAAGCATCTAATACCTCTTGGTTTAGCATCTCTTTATACAACGAATTAAGGCGCAACTTAGAGTAGCTACGATAACCGTTGTATTCATACGGATATGGCTTGCCCGATATCTTGAAATCTGACGTATCGATCATATCGTAAGTGATTTTTGTTATACCCTTATACTGGTAGTAATTAGGCGTCCCATATAAAAAAACCTCCTGCTTTAGCCATTTATCTGCAAAAATCGCCAAGTTATTTAAAGGCTTATCGCCAGAAAAATGACTCCTATTTATTACCCCGTTTGCTAAATGAGCGGCGTTTAAACCGCTACCTGTAGTTTGATTAGCTCCAATTCTAAAACCTGATCCGTAAGTAACCAAAGCCTGATCGGCTAATGGACCTATAACTATGTCGGTAATGCCGCCGTCTAATGCTTTTACAGTAGAAATAATATTATCGTTCATCATAGCCGCCGTAATTGAGTGGTCAGCTACAGTATTTACGATAGTCCCTAGGACAAAATTATCTATAGTTAAAACTCTTTCGCCTATTTGCGTACCTGTGATAATATCGTTATCAATATCACCGCCCGCAAGAGCCCTCCACTGCGGGGTATCGCCAAGTCTAGACACTAATACTGAATTAGCAGCCGCAGCATCGCTAGCCACAACGTTTACCCCGTTTCCGACTAATACGACGTTTTGTGTGATATTTGCAAATTTTGCAAGCGGCAACGAATAATCATCTAAAGTTATATAAGCCCAATCGGTCGTGCCGTCGCCTATATTACGCAGTAATGCTCCTGCGCTATCTACTACGCCTTGCATAGCTCCGACGGCTAAATTATCTATCACGGGCTTAATGCTAGTATTTAAATAACCCGCGATATCATTAAATTGGCTATCAAAGTCAATAGCATAGATCGTTTTGTCATTGCTTGTCGCTTTATCTTTAAAAAAAACTGGGTTTCTATTAAAAATCTCTACAGGCATTACGCTAATCCTATTTTTTTTCTAAAAGCTACTGAGAATTTTTGTGTATCAATTTTTCTACCTAGTGAGCCTAAGTTATCGTTGCGTCGCAATTTAAAAAAAAGACTTGCCAAAGAAAACGAACCGCTAGCCAAATGTCTCATCTTAATTGCTTTAGGTGCAAAAAATTTCTTTAATTGATTGTTGTATGCATCGCCAGAACACTTGAACCCCATTTTAGTTATAAATACCTCATTTGAAGTTATAGCACCATTCGCAAAAGTGCCTATAGTCGTTGCTGCGACAAAAGGAGTAATAATATTTCGCCCAAGATTTTGAGTGTTTTGATTCACTAGTTTAGATTGCGTAATATTTGCTGCGACAAAACATCTAGCAGGTACTGTGACTACACCAAGAATAGGATTCTGAGTTATCTTTTGAGTAAGCGCATTATTGCGAGCAATTACTAGATTAGGATCAATTTTAGCAAGAGTTATACAGCTTGTGGTATAAGTGCGTGCGTCCCCTATGCTTCCGTCTGTAAAATGCTGCTCAAAAACCGCGTTATTGCCTAAAGGATTGCCTATCACTCCTGCTGCTAAGTGGCCTACTCCTATAACGTTATAAGCAATCTTATCGCCTCCTATGCTATGATCTATAAAATTATCGGCTCCGGCTCTCTGCCAAGTGTTATTTGTAAATACTTGATTGTTTTGTAACGGCTCTATCGCTCTAAAGATGCGGTCGTTGCCTGCCGTTATAATACTACCTGCCGTAATGTTTACCAGTTTTGATAACGTAATAGTGCGATCTTGAATGTCTGATGCTTTAATTTTAGTCCACCGCGTGGTGCCATTCCCTACATTTTGCAAAAAACAATTTTCATACCCTTCAACCCCTGGTATTACTCCTCCGTCTAAAGAATTAATCAAAGGCACTATTTGGGTATTCAAATATTTAACAATATCATTAAAAGCAAAATCAATATCGCTTGCTCGAATAGGAGCGTTACAATCTCGCGTACTTTGAAAAAACCCCCTATCTCTAATACATGAATTTAACATAGTTTGTTTCTAACCTTTGGAGGAAAATAATATTCATTTATAAACCCGTCTGCAATCCATTGATTAGGATCAGACGGCGGAAAAGTAGACCAATCGATAAATTCCCACGCGTCAAACAGTGGATAAGGGCTGTTCGGGATTTCGTAAAGATAGGCATCCATCCCTAACGCCCCATCATCTATAAACCGATCAATAATCATACCGTCCGCAATATCTTCTAGCAAACCGAATCCATTCTTTTCTAGCACACGCGCATTCAAGTGGATGTTCCCCGCTGCAAAACTATTTCGGTGAATCGCCCCGTCATTCATATTAATCGTGTAGACAAAGTTATCAGGCAACCAAATATCAGGCGTTGAACCTTCTATAAATCTCTGCAATGTACCTGCCTGAAATTTAACCTGAGTAGCGAAAGCATCTTGTAAATGCCTTGTTGCTAAAGTGTGAGTATCTAATTTGATATTTGTTACCGTATCGTTCAATAGCTGCGTATCTAGTACGTTTTGAGCTACGTTAATTGCCGTAATTGATCCTGCTAGAATATGATTTGCACCGAGCGTTCTATTTTCTAAATTATCCCCCGTTAGTTTACTCCATGTCGGCACGCCTACGCCGTTTGCAAGCAACACTTGATTCGCTTCATTAGGGGCGATCGCTCTCGGCCTTTGATTGGCATCGCCTATTAAAACAGAACCTTGATTAGCTTTTGCGATCTTTACTAAAGCCAGCGACTGCTCTTGAATTGAATCATTACCAAAAAAGCTCCACTCTGTTGTAGTGTCGCCTATGTTCTTTCTAAATTTTCCTGCATCTATGGGATTATCGCTACCAGGCACAGTTTCATTTGTTAAAGCGTTCAAAATAGGAACTACTTTCTGATTTAAATAATCAATAATATCATTAAACTGGTCATCAAGATCATTTGCTGAAACAGAGTCGCGATGCGCAAAATAACCGGTAATTCTAGCAAATTTATCAATCGGCATTAGCTGCACCTCCAGTCAACAACAACTTATCAAAAATAAATTGATCATCGCTATGACCGCTAATCTTAATCATGATGGCGTCACTACTAAAACGTAGAATTTCGTAAGGAAATTGCCCCGTCCTATGCGCATAGTTCGCGTTGCCGAATGCCGCTACATCGTATGAAGCCCCCACTTGCTTTACGTTTATATCGCGTAACATATCGTCTGCATCGTTGTAACCCGTATATACGTATATACTAACCTTAATCGGCGCAAAACTTCGACAAGCTAAAAACACGGCTTGATTGTACCAAGTAACGCTCGGGTATATCCAGTTGTAGCTACAAGTCCAATATAAACGATTCCAACCCCAATCTTCATAAATTCTTTTATTAAATTTATCCGCATAAGCAATAAGTGCGCCGTTTGACATACCGAGGAACAAATCTCTAGAAACAGGATCATAAAAAAAGCTCCGGCAATCGGCAAAATTTTGCGTAAATATCGTCCAAGCTCCGTTTGTTTTTAATTGATAGATCAAACAGTTATACCTAAGTTTAAACCCTATAATCCTGCCGTAAGGATATAAAAAAGCTCGCATGTTTCTATAGTCTCTATCGGATGCAATCTGCATTAACTGCGTTTTAACTTGCTCGTCTATAGCACTTGAAAAATCATAAGAAATCGAAAATTGTTGGTTTTTGTTAATCGAGCTTAAAGCAACTACACCTATTTTAGATAAGAACACTAGATTGTTTGGAATTTCAACGCATAAAGTCCTTTGAATAACCCCTACGGGCAACGTCATTTCCCAATTAAAATCAGGGAAAGCTATATTTTGACCGTCATCAATAATTGTCGGGTCTTCCCCGCTCCATATTTGTAACGTCTCACGCCCTAGAAATATGGTTTTGCCTTGGTAGGCTAAAATTAATTCTGTGTTATCGGGAATAGGCGACTTTGCAGATAAAGGTATAAAATTTAACGTGTTTGTTCGTTGGTTAAACCAGCCGTCAACGCTCTGACGATCACTTGCGTAATAAGCAATACTCGACATATTACCTTCACGAAATTGTTCAAGTTTACTTCTGCCTTCAGGAAGAGCCCATAACCTATCATTAACGACATTAATAAAACTAAAAGCGGGTAAGTCCTTTTTGTACAAAATAGTTCTAAGATTACCTTCGATAGCAACGCCTCCTAAATCACCTAAAGCAAGCGTTACCGCAACAACGCCTTCTACGGCAGCTGCAAATACTATATTTGCGGTTGCAATTTCTCTATTTTGAGTTGTAGTAACGACAATTACATTCGCTCCAAGCGTTACGTACTTTTGCGCTTCCTGTAAAAATATTTCAGGAATATTAAAAGTCAAAGTAGTAGCTACCGCGTCATAATTGATTTGACCTTGAATTAAAATAGGAGCTTTCCCTTTTAATTCAGCAACATTTTCGCCGTCATAAACTTGCACCTTATCAACGCCGTTGGCTATGATTAGTTTGTCCATGTAATTAATAGCAGAGACAAGTACGTTTGGGTCTAAATCATCAAGTAAAGGATTTAAATTAAATGCGCTATTATCAAGAGCAAGCTTATATAGCCCCCCTCTTTCATACCAGAGAGTAAAATTATTCACTCCTGCCGGGTCTACTTCGTAATTTTTGTCAAAGAAATCAGGTTTAAAGTTGAGGTCAAATCTAATAATGTTGTTTGCTAAGTCGATGAATACGTTTTCTATATCATTTTCGTCAGTTACGGACTCTTGCCTGACTTGAACGCGCAAGCCTTCAAATATGTTCTTTGCAAGTTCTGCTTTTTGCTCAGCGGTAAGAGGCGTAATGTCGATGATTATTCTGCTTTTTGAGGCGCTGCCTATAATACCTTCAACAGTAACATTATTTTGAATGTCTATATACGGAATAACTGTTAAATAGTTTTGATATACGATTTTTTCAGATTTGCCGTCACCTCTTAAGTATGACATTACAGCAATTTGATCGGTAAATATTCTATGCTCGTCAAAAGGAAACTGAGCAATAAGCCTCGTCCCGTATCGCAAGACGCAGGTGTTATTGTCGCCTACGAGTAGATTTTCAAGGTATTTTGCGTATTCAATGTTGTTTTCAACAGTAGAGTCTATCCCTCGAAAAGGGGCTTGAAATTTAACGCTTTGGTTGTATCCCTGAAACATACGCTACCTATAGTAGTAATCCGCTAGTGTTTTTTTAGCATTATCCCAATTTATCGCTTGATACTTAATTTTTTCAGTAAACCCTTTGTTGCTAATATACGAATAATACAAAGCTCCGTGCACTAATCCTAAGTGATAAGGCTCGGGATATATCGGCTTATCAGTTTGAGCGTCTTCATCCTCTACATTTTCAACAAGAGTTTTGGCATTCGGCACAATAACAGCCGTGATATAGCGTTTAACGTCATTTTCGTCATCAGGGTCGGCTTTTGCTAAAAAAGCTGACGTGTTTGTCCATATTTGATTATCAACAATTAAGTACTGGTTTGTCGGGATATTAAACAACTTATTGAATTCGCATTTTTTGAGTTCCATGCTATTTGAAAACAACCCCTTGATATAAAATCCTTCAGGCAAATCTATTTTGCTTTCACCCTCTGCAAAGAACAGGTCTTTTGTTTCAAAGACCTGTTTTGCATTCACAGTGATTTGCCATAGCTCCATATTAGCAAGATTCAAGCATTGTAAGTAAAATGCACGATCTAGTTCGGTTTCTGCATTTCTACCGAAACTAAACTGTGCTACTAGATCGACAAGGGCCCTTACAATCATTTGTAATAAATAATAAGATTTAAGGTCTTGCCGCTTACGTTTGGCACTTGAGCTTGCGGTATCTTAATTGCCAACGAATCTCTTACTATGCTATAGTTAAGTGCTCCAAGTACAGCAGACTGTACTGTTAGCGGAGCTCCTACTCCTCCCGCAATCCCAATCGGAACAATGCCTAAAAACTCTACTTGCGAAGAAAATTGCATCGAATCTAAAGTTTGCTGGAAATAGTTAGTTTGATTGATAGCTAAATTTGGAAACGTAATACTAACAGTTTTTGCAATGGCTGTACTAATAGCGGATTCCACTATTGCATCGCTATAGGTTAGCCCGTTCCCCGCTCCGACATTGCCAGCCGCTCCTAAAACAGTAGGATCCATTCCTACCCATCTTGCTCCCGTAACGCCTGTAGCAAATGTGTTATCATCAGTACTTGCTATCGCAACGGGTGCATTAATTTTATATCTATTCATTTTACCTCCTATGCATGTAATCTAACGAAAGAATGAATTAAGCCGTTTTCTACTCTCAAAGGATTCACTCCTTTTAAGTTTAGGTCTGATTTTGACGGGAATTTGAGTACCTTAGCTCCGCTAATTTCAACATGCGCTAATTCCACTAGTCTTTGAAAGTCTTCGTCATCAGATCTAAAGGTAGGCGTTTGACCTATTCCTAGACCAAGCGCACCTGCTCCAAGCATTACCGAATAGCCGTACAAAGTACCGTTTGCGTTTGGGCGTACATAATCGGCAAAACCGGCGTAAGTTACAACCATGATACCTTCCATAGTACCTTTGTAAGCTGACCCGAATAAGGCACTAGGTTGATCCTCGTGCTCGATCGTACCTCTACGTACTTGATCTGCCCAGCGCGGATCACGAACTAGTTTTCTGTAGCAATCAGGCGAAGTTAAAAATAAAAATCGTTTATCTTGAAAGCCAAAGCGATTTTTGCCGATCATGTAAGGCTTGATTTTGTTTTCTTTGTTTATAACGCCTGTCCTTGATCCTTTGTCGGCTAAATCCGCAAGCAAGAATAAGTGATCTACAGTTAAAGTATCATCGGCTGCATTATTTAGTACTCCGTCTGCTAAAATTGCGCCTACAGTTGCTTGGTCTAACCCTTTATCCTGGCCGCATACGATACGTGATCTAGCTATCATTTCACCGCCGTTCGGCGCGTCAATGCCGCAATTTAGCATTTTTGTCCACAAGTCCGGATACTCGAACTCTTGGTTAGGAAGACCGCGGCTATTCTCACAGAATGCTAAGCCAAACTGCGCCATTATACGTTGAGTGTGAGCGTACTCACCTTTCTCTAACAGGTCGGATTTAATATCCGGTGAAAACCTATGATTATGTCGCAGCTCTTGTAAGTCTTGAAGCTCAATACCGGTGCTAAATCTAAAAAATCCTATTCTCAAACGTTCTACGCCGTATGTTAAGGTGTCGCCCGTTAAGAATAATTGTTCACTACCTATCTTTATGTTAGGTTTGAATGTTTGCCGCATGTTGTAGACGATTTCATCGCCATCGCCCTTGCTTACGACCTTTGCGTAAATAGGGGAATCAGGACCGCCTGTAAAACGATCAAAAAAGGTATTATTTGTATATTCTTTTAAGTATGGGATTATTATTTTTCTTTCAAAATCCAAGGACTGAAAAGGATCGTCCCTGTTAAAAATCATTGCCATTGCAACCTCAAGTCAAATTGTTAAACCTTTGACTTCTTTTTGCGAATAGCTTTAAAACGTTTCTTTAATTAATTTTGATATCTATTGAAGTACAATTCTTGCACAGTATTCGGCAAAGGTGCCTCTCTGCTTACGCTGTAATTTCCTGTACTACCTCGATAAACTTTCTTGGTGGTGCTATCTACTTCTGACGCTAACTTCTTGTTTTTCTGCTCTAAATTGTTGATTTCTTGTTCTAGATACTTGACGTATTTAACGATACCTCCTTTTTCCGAAGCTCCTTTATACAAAGCATTATACAGCTCCGTCCCATGCGTCATAACGTAGTCAAGCGCATCATTTGACTCCGCTTCCTGCAAATAAGTAAAAGCCTCTTCCTGCTCCTTAGAACTCATCATAGGGAAGAAGTCGTAAAAAGCGTTGTAGTGCTCTTCTAGATGCTTTTCATGCTTGTTATAACGTTTGTATACGCTAAATTCCTTATCTAGTTTCCCCTTTACATCAGCGTAAGGATTGGTTGGCAAAGAATCTACTTCGCTTGTCGCGTCGCTCTCTTGAAAACTCGCTGCCATCGCAATAGCATCGTCTTCGGTTAAACTACCTTCTTCTTTTAGTTTATTCACTAATTCAGTAATTTTACGCTTTGATTGCAAATAGGCTTTATTCTTTTGTTGCCCCCACTTTTTACTATCTTTTAATTGTTCTTCTAGTTTTGCGTATTCTTCTACCGCAATAGATTTGACCGCGCTATCTTCGCTCTGAGCTTCTGTTGCTTCAGCAGGAATACTCTGTTCTTCCTCTTGCCCTATCTTTTCTTTTCTTTCTTTTGAACGCACATTTTTGCGCTCTTTTAGCTCGGGCTCTTCGGTAAAGTCTGCTTTTTCACTGTAACCTCTACTTAAAATTAGAGTAGGCGATATATCTTGCTCCCCTACTTCTTGTTCTATAATATCTGTCATAATTATTTAGTTCCTCCTTCAATATTTGGTTGCTCCGTCATGGCTTGTGCTTGCGTTTGAATCCCAAGCACTTTCCAATATTCATTAGATAACTCATAAGCCACATTTTCTCTGAAACCTAATTCCTTTAAGAAAACGGGAGAGCTGAGTAATAAGCTCGGATTTTGTCCGTTCATTAAATCAACAAACTTAGTTTTTTCTTCTTCAAAGCTTGATGCAAAATTAGGCACGGTATCTGGGTATACTTCAAAGTCTAATAACGCAATTGTTTTGTCAATTTCAGCGCTAACTACGCCGCCTGCTTTTGGATAATTAAATCTGTACTTAAAGTTCTCGATGCCTTTCACGGTATCTAACATTAACTTCCCTTCGGAAATCAGCATATGTTCGTACGCAAGAATTAAGGCATTTTGTCTATTCATAGCATTTTGAGTACGCGCCATAATCCCTACGCCGGTATTGACGTTAGTAGCGTCCCCTTTTAGCTCATCGTACAATCCCGTTTGGTTTTCAAATTGTGTATTCATTTGCCTGATAAGTTCATACTTATAGGCTAGATCTTTTTCATGACTGATAACTTGGACTTCTTTTGGATTGGCTATAAATACGACGCCGTTTTTGCCGCGCATTTGCTGCTTTAAAATATCTCGTAATTTCTCTTGATCGCTATTAACGTCACTGGTGATAATTGTTTTGGCATCCAGATAATGCAATGTGGTAGACCATACGTAATTAAGTGCTTTTTGCGTAGAAATTAAATTATCTACTACACCGTAAGGAACTCCCAAATAATCTCTTTTGTATACAACCGGTAGCAACGGAAAATATTGTTGATTGGGCACTTGCTCTAATATCGGTCCGTTTTCGAGCAACAAATTATCACAGTATACGCCGTACCAAATTTGCGTACCTTGAAGTTTTTTAATATCCTTACCTGAAGACTCTTTTTTTGCCGTATCAAGGCTAAAAGTTTTTAAAGTGTGTTCCTGTATTACGCTTTGCTGCGTATTTAAATTATTCTGAGAATCGGGGGCTAGCACCGAAGTTTCATAGTAGTCAACAACTTTTTTGTAATACACTTCAACTATCTTCACTGATCTTCCGCGTACCCATTTACCGTCAGGATGTAGATACTCTGTTTCTCGTAATTCGTCTTCGGGGTCTATCCCTTCCGTGTCCGTATCTTTAATGATTCCGTCAATTTCATGCTCTAGCTCTGGGTATTTTATTTTTAATTTAGCAAGCGGCACATATCTAACTCTACCCACAAAACTTGAATCATTAAGACGCGGGGTGGTATCGTCAGGATCCCAAAACACCTCAAAAGGATTTACAAACCTATAGTTCAATTCGCCGTTCTCATAAAAGAAGTGAGACCAACCTATGCCGCTTATAAGTGCAGCAGTGAACTTTTGCGAAGAGTAAAAAACATGATCGTTTTTAGTTTGAATATTATAAGCCAATTGCTTAAAGTTTTCGGCTACTCTTATATGATTACTATCGGCAGTACTTGCTTCGTAACCTACACGCTTACTTGACCTAATTTGCAAACTAACGTATGTATCTATCAGCGGCTCTATATTGTTGTAAGTATATTTCGTCGCACCTATATCCTTCATGTCTCGGCTTATATCACTATTCTCATCCCATTGCTCGCCGCGATACATTTTTAAGTTTTCAAGATAGGCAGCAAGCCACTTTTCGCGTACTTTAGAATTAGATGCGTAATCATAATAATTCTGCAAACTCTTTAAGGCGTCGTCTAGGCCTGGCTTTTTTTCACTGGTCATATACTATCAGGTAAATTCTCTACTTCTTCGTAGCCTACAATCAAACAAGAAAATGCTTTTGAATAGCCGTCTGAATAACAATATAATTTGTCGTCTTTTACCATACGACTTTCAACAAGTTCTGCTTTGTCACTGTATACGCCGAATAACATATCGGTAGTCTGATTAATTCCAACCAGTCTATTGTAAGCAATAGGCGTATCGTTTATTTTGGCGGTTAATCTAATATTGTTGTCTGATATGTTAGTGCATTTAATTGAAGTCAAAACCACATTACCGGAAGAGGTATAAAGACAATTTTGAGTGTCACTGATATTTGGGAACTCTAGCTTAAAATGCTTAATGAAATTCATCGCTACCGACTATCTTGTCAAAGAGAGCTTTGAATTCTGCATATTTATTCGCAACAATGGCTGTTTCTTCCGCCGACATAGTTTGATTACTTCTTTTTAAATTAATGTAATACACTCCTACTTGCTTTAAAAAATCGCTTACAACCCCGCATCTTGAAGCTTGCGTGGCATCTTCGCAAAAAGCGTCAAGGTCTTTGATCGACTGAAAATTGTTACTTTGCTGCAAAGCTTTGCTCCATTTGAATTAAAATATCTCTAATAACCGCAATCCCAGAAGAGATCATAGATACTCTTGCTTCTGTCTTCATATCAGGGTCATTACATAGCATGCAGTCATTGTATAATGCCTGCGCATATTTCATGTGTTTCTGATTTAATTCTGCTAATTCCGCCATAATGCCTTTGTTGTTTAAAATTCATGCTAAATGATATCTATAAATAATTAATTTAATATTAAAAATAAGGCGAGAATTAAATATAAATTAGAATTCTTTTAGTGTTGACAAATTTACAACAAGCTAAAACCCTAACATCGTCCAAAGTGAAGGTGGTGAAATCTGTAATACTACGTTTGATATTTGCCCGACTCTAGACTGCAAAACATGAATTGCGTTTATACAACTTTGCACTTGATAGTTTAAGTTATTCAAAGAGTTGTTAATAGCATTCAAATTAGCATCTACGTACACTTTGGTCGTAGGGTCTTGTCCGTCAATAGGATTGGCTAAACCTATTATTCTATTACCTCGTATATCAATTGGTGTTAGTACATTGATATAGCTAGAATTATACGACGCAAGATTATTACCTGATAACGTACCTGTCATGGCAGAGACGTTACCTGATGTTTTTAAATTGTAACCGCTTAAGTTCACCTCTCCGTTTACAGGCAAATAATTCAAATAAGAGACTTGAGTAGGTAGAGGAGACCACATGCCGTCACCTCTTAAGAACTTTGTAGAATTTCCAGGATACCCTTCTATGCGACTAATAAGCCAATTACCAGATACGTTTGAAGTAGTAATTGTAGGATATGAAAGAGTACTCCATATTCCGTCGCCTCTTAAAAATTTGGTTATATCATTCGGATAGCTGTTTAATCTTGATATAGACAGCTTACCGCTCGTGTAAGTATTAATATCGATAGGGAATGTAGGGGTAGTCGATATAGGCGCCCACGTCCCGTCATCTCTTAAAAAATACGGAGGATTCTTTGCCGGATAAGCAGAAGTAGTTGCCGGAAATCCGGTAATACGTGAAAACGGTAATTTGTTTATAGTAGCACTTGAGATGTCAATAAAGTCCCAATAGCCGTCTGATCTTAAAAAAGCTTTTTGGTTTGCCGGATTATTGTAATAAGTAGAATTACTTGGAAAATTCAACTTATATAGGTTTAACTGCCCGCCGATAGTATTAATATCGATTGAAGACAACGAATTCCAACCGTCGCCTCTTAAGAAAAAATCGCTTCTACCAGGTAAATTTAGTCTGCTTACAGGCAACGAACCGGTAGTATGATAATCCAGTAAAATAGGCATCCAAGTAGGACCGGTTGCTCCATATTGACATAAAAACTGTTTACCGTAACCGCTAGTGTCTCCAGGATATATACGATTTGGCATGAGTTGTCCTGTTGTTCCGCTATTAATATCGACTACGGAAGAAGTTAAATAAGAATCTAAAAACCCTTTGTTAACTAGGTCAGTACTATTAATCGGACTACCGCTATTTGTAATTCTAAAGCCTCCCATATCAATATTAGTAATCGGCGGTTGAAAGGTATTTAAGGGAATTTGTGCCAGTCTACTTATAAAGTCTGTTATTTGATTGGTCGTCCAAGTATGATTATCGACATACAACTTCGTGGTTAAATGATCTGCTGCAATAGGATAAGGTCCGCTAGCGTAAGTTTTGAACTCAAATAGCTCTTGCGTAGCCGTAAAAACAGGATTTTTTATCTGTCCTGCGTTCGACCAAACTTGTAGCTCAAACTTGCCTTGATCACCATCATCCGTTACATGGGCAAAGCCAAACCCTTGAAACGCGCTATTCAAAAATCCAAAAGATGTATTTGATTGCGATATAGTTTTATTTATCAGCTGCAACCGACTTATCGGCTTATCAAAAGTAAAGCTTTGCTTATTCCCAAGTACTTCGATATTCGCGTTAATATAATTAGGGACTAAAACAAGATCACTCATTAAAAGAACTCGATTATTATTCTGCCGTCACCGCCGTTCAAGCCGTAAAATATAGTGTTACCAGGATTACCTGGATCGTAAACCCCGCCTATACATCCTGCTCCATAACCGCCCGTAAAATCAGAGTCGCTTGATGCTTGAGTAGGAATATCTTTATAATTTCCTGGGTAAGTTGCAGAAGCAACGGAGTTATACGAGGTTAGATATCCTGTAAAACTTGTATTGATATATCCTGAGCCTCCAGATGCAGCTCTTGCAAGATATAAAGCAGTGCCTCCTCCGTAATAGCCGTCCCCACCTCCGCCACCTACATAATTATAGTAAGGATAATTCGGCACAAACCCTGCCATCGTGGTATCTACTGCTATGCTGCTGCCTGCTCCTTGTAAGTATCCGGCTTGTATAAAATTTGGTGGAAAATCGATATATCCGCTTGTAGCCGTACAGATTCCGGAAGTGCCGCCTGTTGTTTGAGAACCGCCTGTCGATTGCACGCCTGGACTAAAATGTACGGCTGTTTGTCCGTTAACGCCTCCTCCCGCTCCTGATTTAGTTGAGTAATAGCCTGTACCGCCTCCGCCACCACCTGCTATCGCAAGTATAGTTGAGCTATCAAAGGACTGACCGGTAGTAGTTATCCTAATATCGCTTCTGCCACCCCCGCCACCATGAAAGTAATAACCATATACGGCATTACCTCCGTTAGGATAACCACCTGCTCCGGCTTTCCCTTGATATGCATTTGGAAGATAGGAATTTGGATATTTTACCCCTCCTTTACCTCCTCCGCCGACTTTAAACCTTAACGTAGCTCCTATATAATTTGTAGTATTGAAGTGATATACGGTAAATCCACCTGCTCCACTAGGTCCGTTATCTGATGTAGTCCAACCTTGACCTTGTCCGCCTCCTCCTGCGATCATACGAATACGACAAATTTTGTTTGTAGAATCGGGAATAACTAAAGTCTTTTCAACTCCTTCAAAATTAAACACGTTTTTATTGCTAGCAGGATCGCCGCTAGGCGGTAGAACTCCGCTACTTCCAAGATCTGCTGCTACTAAATCATGAGCGGTATTTTGTAAGTATAACTTACTGTCGGCACCGTATAAAAACCGCACTAAATTTATGGCGTTAGCCGCGGTCTGCAAAGTCCCCGTTTGATATGTATCTACTCCATAAGTTAAACTCCTACCGCCCGTGGCGTCTTGTTTAACTATTAAATCGCCTTTAATAAACGATTGGTAATGAACAGGAGTAATTATTGCATTGCCGGTGAGAGTGAGGCTAGCAATATTCCCAAGTGACCAATCCCACTCTATAGCGGATGCATAAGCTAGATTGTAAGTTTGATCGTTACTGCTTGTTGCGCCGCTGCCTATAATTGACTGAACGCTACTTGTAAAATCAGTAATTTGTGATGTAGTCCAGGTGTGATTATCTACAAATTGTTTTGTAGCCGCATCTGTAGCTGCAACTGGTGGTGGTATAGTAAGCGGTTTTGTAAAGGATACATCGGCAGCTATTGTAAATGACGTATCGTCTATGCTTAAGATATCATCACCTACAATATTGCCTATCACTCGTTGTATTTTAAGAGTACGCTTGCCGTCAGCCGTAATCAAAAGCATTAATCTGAAGCCGTCTAATTGTACGACATCATGCAATAACTCTAGTGATACCGCTGCTTGAGTCGATAATGTTGGCGTAAACGTATTTATCAGCTGTAGCGCAGTGCTCGGATTAATATCGTCATATATTAATTGTTGCGTATCACCTATTACTTTTAAGGTCGGAGTAATCCCCTTAACGATTAAAGCCACACCACACTAGCTCCGTCATTTAATAATTGCCAAACTATATTTAAGTTAGCTCCATCTGAATCAGTTGTAGGGTCTGCTACGTTTTCTAGTTTAAAGTTATTGATATCTATATCCCCTGCGTTAGGTATTTGATTCAGTGTTTTATCAAAGCTGATACCTGAAATTGCGTTATCTACATATTGCTTTGTCGTAAAATGAGTACTTAACGTTGGCGATGCTCCGTTTACAAACTGCTGATTATTGAGATCAATGATAGAGATTGGCAGCTGAAACTGATCAAGTCTAAAAGCGGTTACCGCAGTAGTAAAATCTGTTATTTTCGATACCGTCCAAGTATGATTATCTATATAATTAGTCATGCCCAAAAAATTGTTATTGAAATACTGCATGTCTGCATTATGCAGTAAATCCGTATAGTCCTTAGCAGATGTCAGTGTATTTGCTACTTTTGTGTATGTATAATCATTTGCATTTTGGGTCGCCGTCGCGACTTTACTATCTGTATAAGCTTTACCTTGAATGAACGCTTGTGATGCCGCCCCATCTATATATTGCTGATCACGAATGATATATTTTAAGTTTGTATTTTTGTCCCACCATTCAAACGCTCCGTATCCAGTCATAGGAGCTGTATTTATAGACAAAGGTTGCAGAGCGTTTTGGACGGCGTTTGCTACCATAGCGTCGGCATAAGCTTTTGCGGCTGCTAACTGTGTAGCCACGGCATTATCGCTGTATGCTGCCATATCAACTTTAGCAGCGCTAATACTTGCTGTTGTCCAATTAGTATTTGGAATAGTAATGACCTCCCCCGTAGGGGAAGTCACTTGCAAACCAAAGTTAATTAATGATACGTCAGTCATATTATACTATAGGAGCCCAGACAAGTTGATAAGCACCCAACCAAAGACCATTACTAGCCTTTACATTAGCGGCATTAACATCACCTGTAGCATTTAAATTCGCTGTAGCCGTAATATTTCCTCCAGCAGTAATATCTTGCGCAACTGTAATACTGTTAGTTAAAGCGGCTTGTATTTTACCTTGCGTGACCGTCATGTCGATCTGATTTTGAGTACCTGCTACATCTGTTAATGTGCTAAAACGTTCTATGATATTACCTTGATCATCTTTAACCGTAAAATTAGAGCTAATTGCTGGATTATAGACTGAATTTGGCATTGTTCCTCCTTATATTAATGTTTATTGCATTACAACTTAAAAAATCTAAAGCTGTGAATTAAATCTTAACATAATTGTCTTACTATTATCAATATTATCGTTACTATTTGCATCCGTATAACTTACCGGCACTTGCAGCCAAGGCCCAGGTAACTGGGTATTAGCGGCTAGAGAGATAATATGTTCGCCGTTTGTACCCTTTATATCAATTTGGCTAGGTGTGCCTTTAATACTACTAATTGCCGCTTGAGTCTTGACGGCTACAGCATCATCTACATATTTTTTGGTGGTTACTTGATCATCATCATTGATAGCAATAATTACATCGGTGGTATCCCGCAGCTTTATAGGATATCTAAAAGTGAAATCAGTAGTATAATAATCAAACTTCATTAATTCATAATCGCTTTCACTCCAACCTATTCCGTCTTTATTAGCTCCCACATAGCGAAGCGTTATATTTTTAGGAAAACGATAATGATCTTTTGAACTATCATTTTCCATTTCAGCTTGCCAAACAAACCCCTTTTGTATTTTAACTGAAGCGTTGGTAATAGGATTAGCGTAACCGAATAAACCAATAGATACAGGATATAGATTGCTAGCAAAAAGCCATGAGGAGTCCCAGGAAGTTATGCGCAGTCCTGGCCTATACTCGTCTGCTGCCGTGTAATTACTCGCATCAAACCAAATATTGCCTCCTTGCTTGTTATAATCATCAGTATCTGAATATTTATTTTCAGTGCGCAGAGGCTTATAGATGTCCCATAAATGTTGAGTATAACCTGTAGTTACTCCTATCCCTACAAAGTTAGCAAGCAGTCCTAAGGTCCCGTATCCCGTAATAGCTGCTAATTGAGCTTCAAGGTCAGCTTGCACTGCCGTGATTTCTGTTTGTAGCTCTCCTTTTGCAACCGTTATCTCTCCTTCTATTTCACTTCTAGCAGTACTTATTTCGTTTTCTAGTACAGTTTTAGTCTTTAACAAAGTTAAGGGGTCGACATAATCGTCTGTTAAATTATCGCCTCCAATAGCTAAAGCTAGTTCTGGACCGCTAACTCGTTTCAACATTTCGCCGCCAGGAAAATACAGTAATGATTCTAAAGCTTGCGCCGAACTTAAATCAGGATTGGTAGTCTTTAGCAAATATGTAGCATCTTTAGGGGCAGCTCCGGCTTGAGTGATTGTAACTTCCTGTGCAGCATTATTGTTATCACCTTGCCATATAAGGTTCTTCGTCAATGGCGGTAGGTTGATACGCTGTATTTGAGTAACGGGAGTAGGGTTACTTTGGTTATCCCCTAGCCATAATTTGTTTTCTGCTAACGACGGTAAATTACTTTGTAATATCGTAGCTACAGGTGTAGGCCTATTATTATCCTCGCCTAACCACAACCAATCCTTCTGTAATTCCGTTTGCTTTAAAATGCCTTGATCGTCAACACTAATTATACATGCTCCTAGTTTATCTAACGCTTGCGCCGAATCTAAACTAGGATTAGCCGTTGTTAAAACGTATGCAGCATCTTTAGGGGCAGATTCAGCTTGTAAGACTTCTTGCTGTTCTAATTGTTTGCGTAAGCTTATAAAATCAAGCTTTAGGTCGATTAAAGCATACTCTGTATCTTTGAAATCAAGTTTTAGCTCTATTAACCCAAGTTCTACATCGTGCAAAGCACGCTTTGCGTTTTTAAAATCAAGTTTTAAATCAATTAAAGCAGAAGACGGATGAGAAAAACCACTATCATCGCCCACAAGAATATAATCTTTTGGAATTACAAGTCTTCCAGTGATAGGTGATATGAAGTTATATAATGGGTTAAATTTAGCACTCATGCCGTTAAATGACCGATTATATTTGATATGTTATCGCTTTCAGCGGCGTAATGTGTCTCAACAAGATTACCCAATCGATTAAACCAATCTTCTGTGGAATTATCCATTTCATTTGGAAAATCACTTGGAAATTTAGGATTAAACTTATAATAGTAAATCGGTAGCGGCGTAATTTTACTAAGACCTTCAAGGAAAAAGTCACTCCATGCTTCCGCTCCGGTCATACCGACATTTATTAATCTAAATAACTCTTCTATAGCAAGACTGGTACTAGTTAACGGTGTGTCGCTATCAAAACCCATATTACCCATTCCTGTCCCTACTCCCACTATCACGACTCTTTTTGCTCTAGGTTTTGCTGCTAATCCTATGTTTATACCCGCAAGTATTGCATCATTAGCATATAAGCCGCCGTCTAAATATTCATGCTGAATACCTTCGCCGTAAGCATCAAATTTGTAAGAAGGTAGATAGATAGGAGCGGCAGAAGAAGCACGGCATACATCAACTATTTGTGAATTATACCCAATAAAACGACTATCGTTGTAATTCGAGAACACTACAAACCTACTTCTGTCTTTCTCAAAAGACGGAATGGCTACACGAGTTTTTAAATTTGCCAGCGTATCTTGTTTAAAATTTTCAACTAAAACCTGATGTAGAATATTGCTACCATAATTAGAATCAGGGTAAGGCGAATCGTAAAACGGATTATAAAAAGGCTCCTCTGGTTTTGAGTCCATTAAAAGAGTAACAACATCGCTAACAAAATTCGTTATAGAGCTAGGAAAACTGGTAAGCATTGAAAAATCTTTAATGCCAAGCATTAAGCAAATCTTTTGTATAGCATTAGGACGATTAGAATTTTCGCTCGCATTATGGCCTAAATTTCCCACAGGAGCCTGAGAAAGCATATATTCTGTAAATGTTCGTATAGTAAATATACGCTTTGCTTTGCCTTCGGATATCAAATTGCCGGATGAGTCTGTTGTATCTCTAAAAAATTCTTTCATTTGATCAGGAGTTAACCCGTATGCGTACGCGCAACCTAAGATACTCCCTATAGATGTACCGCAAATGACATCTGCATATTTCCAAAAGTCAGTTTGAGGTACACCCCATTGCTGTAGAAACATCTGCATAAAGCGATTAGAGCCGTAACCTTTAGAGCCACCGCCGCAAAAGCTAAAAATTCGTATTGTATATGGATCCGTTAATATCATAATCACAAGCCAATTAAATTATGTGATAATTATGACATTAAATGATTAAAATTAAGAGAATTATAAGTATTTTATCGATAAATTTGCAATAGGTGTTTAAAATATACATGTGCGTAGGTGGAAGGCTTACGCACACTTCTTTTTTGAATAGCTAAACGTTTCATTATATATTTCTTGATTTGTATAGGCACCGAAAGGTGCTTATTCTTATCTAATTTGTATTTTTCTTAATTAGACTAACTATTTTATTAAGCTGATAATTTGTCTCTAGAATGCGCCTGTTCATTTCGTCAAAGTGCAATATGCTCTTTTTGATCTGATCTGAAATTATAATTAGTAAATACAAAATCCCTACGGGATATACAGAAAGTATGTCTTTAAATATAACGAGTCGTCCTATCAAGAGTATTAAGACCACTCTTGTGACGAGTCGCGTTTTATAACTTGGGTCATACCAATAAAATAAATACATCTGCCTTAGCGTATCTATTATCGTTTTGTCTCTCATAATACCTCCTCTTTAATTTTAACTGTTAAAATCTCGCCAAATTAGGTCTGTACTTGCTGTAATCTGTTTTAGCAGTTCTCATACATCTTTCAAGCGCATATCTAAGAGCATCAATACAATGATTATACTTATCTACGATCTTAGTAGTAATATCGCCTGACCGCTCGTCTACTTCATAAGAGTATCGGTTAAACTCATTGAGTGTATGAGTACAACGAGGATGTATTAATACCTTATCGAATGTCTTTATATGCTCGATGCCGTCTTCCACGGAGCCTTTACCTTTTTCTACCGCTCTAACGTTATAGCCTTGCTTCTGCATGGTATAGATAGTGTCAGGTCTTGCGCTGTCTGCGTAAACTATATACTTTCTAACATCGGGTAGTTTTCGCTCTAAAAGATCACCTATCTTGGTTGCTTCTAATCCTTTTTCTACCGCTTCATGCGAAATATAGAGAATGTTATCTATGATATAACATCTAATGCCTGCTGTTGGGTCCTGAGAGAAACCAAAATCTAAACCGAAGTATTTATGTACGCCGTACGGTTCTTCAAATGTAGAGACGGCCCACTTGTCTTTAAATATTTGAGCGTCTGAATGCTCTAGGTACTCCCCCTCCCATACATGTATATACATACCGAAGTCACGGAGCTTATCACGCTCCATTTCTAGTCTTAGAACTTCATTAAAGTAAGGGTTATCGCGGTAGCTGATCTTAGTTACGAATGAATTTGGCGGAGGTTCATTTTCAACAAACTCTTGAGACAGAATATCAGTCTTATTCTTAGGGTTAAACGTAGCCCAAATCTCTGAGTTATTTTCACGAATCGTAGGCTTTAGCACACGCCAAGAGTTAGCACTAATATTGGCTGCTTCCTCAATCCAGGTATGAGTAACCCCCTGCAAGGATCTAATATTATCTACGTTATGTTTTAGTCCTGCAAAGATAAATCTACTACCGGTAATCTTATGGCGTATCTCATAATCTGTAACCTTGAAGTATGGCCTAAGCTTTAAATCGTCAATACACTGATCTATAAGCGAGTGCACGCTTTCTTTAACTGAGTTTTGATACTCACGACAACACAAAATCACACATTTTTTCAAAGATGATATGAGCGTTAAGGCTTCTGCTACGGAATAGGACTTACCAGCTCCACGACCTCCGTAAATGATCTTATAACGATATGGGTTGAATAATGCTTGCTGCCATAAACCCTCCTTCTTATGAATTAGGAGGGCAACGTAAAGGTCATGCTTGAGCGCTAATCCTTTTTCAATGCTGCTACCTCAATATCTTTATTACTCAAAGACGTGAAAGAACTGATAACTTTTTTGAGCATACCTAGCGTTACGCATTTGTTATCTATGTCCTCAGCCGTTAGCACATCTTCTGTTTTCTTGCTCATAGTTACCCTCCATTGGTTGGTTGAACATTGCTTTTGCTTTCTTAATCTTTCTATATATTGCTAAGTAGTACACGACCTGTGCTTTCTCTCGTTTTAATAGCTTTCTTTCTTCACGCAGTGTCTTTGTAACATTTCTACGTTTCGACTTATTAATCGCGCTCTTAGGTGCATAGTAAAAAGTATCGAGACAATCGTTGCCATACTGCTTATGTAGTACAATACTACGATCAATTGACGCCTTTAAATCTCTATACTCTTCAATTAAGCGATCTAGTAATTCTGGTATATTATTGGTTTCTAGCACTCAATGTTCTCATATAACAACCAATGGTGTATTTGCACTCTGCTAGCCTTTTACTATAAACATGCTTTGCCACTTTCACGTCGTACATTTCTTCGTCAATGAATTTCTTTAGATCATTTATTGCATCTAAGCCTTTGTATATGGCTAACCGTGATAATATGTTACTAGTCCAATCATTTAGCATCTCTAGCCGTTGTTCCAAAACTGCTATTCTAGTTTTAAGTAGAACTTTAAGTGTTTCAAGCAGAGCGAGTCTGATCATAGATTAGTTACCTCCATACATGGATGGTTGGTTTATATAATTTTTTATATCTTTCAGTGGCTCGTGTCTAAAGAACGCAGCATTACCATCATAAATTGGGATCGCTATTTTGCACATTAGATCGTGATAACGTTTTTCATCGGTTATAATGTCGCAGCTAATTAGATCTTCATCTTGATCGTAATCAAAGAGCCAAGCGTAAATATGCACCCCTTTATACGATTCCGCTTCTGTTGTAGTTTCTTTTAACTCCGACATTAATTGAAGAAGCAGATCGTAGGCTTTCGCTCCATTCTCTGTAAGTTGTATGGCACTGTTTAATAGTTCAATATACTTATTAAGTTCCTTCTTCTTCTTTTTACTTTTAGTAGACTCGAGCTTAGAGACGGCACACGCCCTACACATCATAGATGTTACAATTACGTTTTCGGCTAAGATATTTATCTGATAAGTTATCTGATCACTAAGAATTACGGGGACGATATCTTCGCCTCCTGAGGCTAGGCTTTTATAATATTGTCTTCGTACCGAAAAATCGTAAAGAATATCTGCTGTTTTACGGCTAAGAAAGTGTTGCTGTTCGTATTCTACAAGATTGTCTAAGTTTTGTTTCAAGGTTTCTGTAAGCCCTATTAATATTTTTGCCAATTCACAAACGACTTGTCCCTTAAATAGGTCCTTACTCATCTATGATATCCATAATACGTTTCATCTTCTCGTTTGTTAATTTCTTGAACAGGTCAGGTTGTTCTACGAACGTGTCTGCTATTTTAACTTTGCATAGCGTTGCTATTTCCTTCATAGCTTCGTCATGCGTTAGCTCTTTGTAGTCAGCAGTTAAAGCTTCCATTAAGTGGTTAATTCTTTCACTGGGTGTTCCCTCGTTCGGTACGACTATAGTGTCCGTGTATACTCTCTTTGGGACAAGATCCTTGAAGAATATGGAATAAGCCCAGCTTTCCCCTTCTTTCATTGCTTGCCATAATTGCTTATAAGCCTTTTCATAGTCGTGCATGGCTAACTGTTTGATTTTTCGCCATTCTTGAGTAGCAACTGACTCTTTCCCTTTAGGTCTTCCTTTAGGGTTGCCGTTTTCACCTTTTTGAAAGCTAGTACTAGTTATTGCCATTTATCACCATTTATTAATTGCTTAATTATTTGCGTAATTTACCTTGATTTTATATTGCGTTCTTAAAACAAATATACTTGTTTTTCATATAACTCATAGTAAAACCTCATGTTGTTGTATTATTGTCGCATCCAGTCATTATTCGGCTTTTTTAGACTCTCGCAAAATTTACCCCTTTCCGTTATCTCAATCTGTGATTTTTGCCCTATTATATCGGTGACCTCAAACCTAATAGTTACACCATGATTCTCACGGCAAAAGTCCTGTAGTCTACTGAGAAAGTTATCTGCTATGTAATTAGCCGTGCATTGGGTACACGTAACGATGATTACCTTACCGACTTGAATAACTTTGGTATCTCTAAGCCAAGCGTTAACCTTGCCTCTTCCATATGCTCCTGCTAACGACATTCGCAGCCTTTCCCAGTAATCAGGGTGATGCTCAAGCATTTCATCTGCAGGCCAATGTAATGGCTCATTTACTTGGTAAACAGGCTTAGGCACATACTCCGTTTCTTCGCTTTTAGGCATAGGTTTTTGTCTCTGGTAACAAATATACGGAGCTTCACCGAAAACGCTTACGGTGAGCTTTATAAACGCATTTCTCTCGTCCTCTGTTAGCTGAGGTTTTGTCTTAACTCTGATGGTCAGCTTGTTATCCGCTTCTGAATAGAAATACTGCTGTTCTTTTAGCAGAGCTGATGTTTTAGGCGAAAATTCTCGAGGTATCAGGGTTAAGAGTTTTTGTATTCGATCATGGCCGTAATCATGCGTATATTTGCTTTGTCCATAAGGGGGCAAAGGAGCGTTGTAACGATTCTCGTTTGTTCTTATGGGGTTATTCATGTTTTGTAACGGCCTATTTACGACACCCTTAAAGATGTCGTAAATATTGGCCGTTTTTCCCGTAGTTAAGCCTCCATTGAATACTTGCATTTCTTTTACCTCTTTCGGTTGTGTTTGGACTGTAGATTCTACTTTGGGTTGTTCAGGTGGTGAGGTGTTTTGCTCCTCGCGCGCGGTGTTTAAACATACACTGTAGTAGTTATTATTATATCTATATGTTATATTAAGGGGCTCTGTAGCCCTTGTTTCACGGGCGTTCCACAGGGGGGGGGTCATCATTTGTGATGATGGGGGTCTACATTCTTGATGATGGGGGTCATCATTTACATGCTCTTTTATATCTAATTTTTTTTCTGAATTACTGTGTTTTTCTATCGCTAATTTTAAAATATTATCTGCCTCGGATGAGAGCTGAATTATTATTTTATTAAAGCATTTACGGTTATTGATCGTAATCTCATTGTAAAATTTATATGAAATAATATGTTCTAGTACCTTTAAAGTTCTATATGCAGTTTGTTTGGATATATCAAGCTTACGCATTAAATCATGGTAAGTAGTTACCGCTACGTGCCTATCTTTGAGAAGTTGCAATAGAAAATTTAACATCAGTCCTTGACTGGAGTTGATCTTCTTATCTCGCTGGAATCTCTTAACTTGTGCGTAATATTCAAAGAATTTGTTGTATTTATGAGGGACTACTTTACTTGACTTAACGTAAGGTAAGACAAATATCTGAGCTGTTTTATTCTGATTATTGTGAGTAGGGATAGGCTTTGCTTTAAGCGGTGGTATTATACCCGATAATACCTGAGCTAATCCCTTAGCAGCATTACTTCTTTTGTCGGTAGCACTTATAGCAAGCTTGCTGTAGTTGGCTTTATATGATAAATTTAATTCCATAGGATTACTCCTTCCTTTTCTTTAGTGATTAGGTCGTTCGATTTTCCTATGTTATTGTTTATTCGTGGTAGATTTAACAATGATTGAGCTTCGTTAGTAGTGGGACCACTACCACTACTAACGAGTATATCGCTCGTATCTTCTACATCTATTTTTTTATAAAAAGCTTCAGGATTCTTAATTAATTCCTTTAAGTCAACTATTCCGTTTATTTCAAAATCGACAAAGGATAGATCGTCTTTGTCTTTAGCTTTGAGTGTAGTTTCAGCATTGATTGTTATGTCGCATATCTCGATGAGTTCACGCATCATTTTTATGATAGTTGATGTATGTCGTAGCCCGGTTATTTCTGTGATTTGCTCTGGGTAAACTGTGAACCCTCGGCCTCGTCTCTTTGAGAATTCGTCTACAAATATTGATAAAAGTAATCTTGCGTTTTTTGACAAACTTTTACTATGAGCGTTAGCTCTTCTAATTTTGTGTATTATTTTTTGAAATTTTAATGGAAGCTTATAACTATATTCTTTACTCATTGTCTTCACTCCTAATTTGATTTATTACTGTCATCTTCGCAGCGCAAAAAGGTAATAGCTTTATCCTCGCGCTGCGTAGTACTCGCAATTACGTCTTTCAATGTCGCTATATCTTCAACGACGCTTATAAACATAGGGTCGCCCTCTAGCTTACGCGTGCTTTTTAGTACCTCAAGCTTACCGCTAACCCTATCTAGTATCTTTAGCGCGCCGTCTAGTTTAGTCATAGCCACCCCAGCTTTTTACCTACAACCCTAAGGAAGACCAGAACTATGAATGCTATAGTTATCGTTAGCGTTATTTGGCAGCCTTCCATAAGTAGCTCGTTCTCTCTGAGCTTTTGTAAGAATATCTTAACTTTACTAAATAATTTTGTTAAAAAAATGTAGAGATTTTCCTTGACCATTTAGTCTAATCCTTATATTTTATTAGTTGTAGACTTCTATAATCTTTCATATTCCTCAAGAATTTAAGAAATAGAGCGGTCTATAAAATAAAATGGGGGCGTATGAACGCGGTTATCCTCTGCTGTTCCGTTCCTTGTGATGAAAATGAAAAAAGCTTGTTGCTCTTGTTTTTTTCTAAATTAAAAAGGGCCATTTATATCGCTCTTTATTGGTTTCGTTTTGTCCCCCATTATAAAAATAATGGGGGTATTTTTATATCTTCTCTCTTTAATTCTTAAAAACTATAGCACTCTAAAAATAATACTTTTTCTATTATAGGTATTATTACGACTATTGCAACAATTAATTCACATAGATAAATAATTACGCTACAAAACGTCTATAATTTAAACCCTATTTTTTTTTTTTTTTACAAAATTAAGTTATCACTTCAATTTTATTACAAACGTAACTACTAAAGCAAGTGTTGCAAGTAAGCTGCTTATTTGAATAGGGATAATCCAGAAAAGTATCTTTGTTATAGCTTGTTCTATCTTAGCTTCGAGCTTGCTTTCGAGGGTTTTGATATCCCCGTCTATTCTTGCTACTGCAGCACTTAAGTCGCTCTTCATAACGGCAGCCACTGCGTTTAAGTCAGATTTCGTAACTAAATTGTTATTCTTATCCTGTACAATAGAAATAATAGCTTCGGCTTGCTTCTCTGCGAGCCCTGATGCGGTAAGCTTTTTAACCGCTACGTGTGTATCTAATAATGTCATTTAAACCACAGTCCAATAATTAATACGATAATAGTTAAGAAGAATGGCATCACCCATCTCAGAATATCTACCTTTAGCTCAGCAAGAGCCATCTTTAAGTCATCTTTTGTTACTAAACCGCCATCTCTTTCTTTTATAATAGAAACAATAGCTTCTGCTTGCTTCTCTGCAAAGCCGTTTGCAATTAGTAACTTTACCGATGCGTGTGTGTCTAATGACATAAGTTAATTATGTTTTATTCTAGTATGCGTATCCTAAAAGGTATTGTCAATAAAAAATCTTGAAAAAATGTAAAAACTAACTTACATTAATAATAAATATAATTAAGTCATTTAAAAACGATGGACAATAAAGAAACGCTGATAAAGTTAGTAGACTTTTACTCTATTTATACAGAAAAACAAAGAAGGGTGTTAAAGTGCTTATTGCAAGTAGAACTTGACAATAAAGCAAAAATAGACGTTCAAACACTATCTAAAAAAGCTGGAATGAGCACCGCTGGAATATATAAAGCTTTAGCTTTATTTGAGAAAGATAATTTATTACAAATCTTACCATCTTCTAATAATAAGAAGAATAACTTTTTGTTTAAAAAAGCTGGGCTCGAAGAATTACAAAAAGTCACAGAGAATTTGATAAAATAAAATAAGTTTAAAAAACTTTCAAAAAAGTATTGACCCCCTCTCAATAAAGCTATAATATAAGATCATACCTAAAGAGGTATATAGTTTAACGAAACTGATAGAGGCACATATGACTTATACACAATACGCACCAAAGTGGTACAAAGCAGAAGAAACAGCTAGTGCTGTCCACGACTATCTACGAAGATTCAACTTAAAGATACTAGGCAAAACAGCCTCAGGTTCATACGAAGTTGAGCTAGCATTAAAAGCTAAAAACTATAAGCTAGAAGTACCGTCAAGCTCTACTTACGATTATTTTCTCAAGCTGGAAAATTTAGTCTCTCAGTATGAAACTCTGCTAGACAATGACTTGGCTACAGTAAACAAAGCTCAATTCTATAATATTCCGATAGCTCAATTGGACGATGTCCTAAAAATAGAGCACGCTATAGAAGATTGGGAAGAGTTACTAGAAGCTGCCATAGCAAGCGGTGTTAAGTGGAACATTTGCAACTACGACCCTGAGGGATTACGCCAAGCCATACTTGAGCATGACGAAAAAGAAATAGAAATTGATCACCGTTACACTAATCAAGTAAGGGCAGATTATTATGCAGGGAGGGTTTTATGATCGAAGTTCCTAAAGACGTAACCGTGAAAGTACTAATCAATGGCAAGACGGTTCTAGATAAAAACGTTGATTTGTTTAGCATTGATCAAGAAAATTTTAACGTTTCTCTGTTAAATATATTTATAGAGCAAGTGGTAGATAGCGTTAACTCTGTAATCAAACACTTTAGGGCGATACAGCCTCATTTATTGAGAAGCCAGACGTAAGAATATACAGATATATAGAAATATGAATATATACATTTATGAATAATATGAGAGGTAATATGCAAGATTTAATTATGAGCGAACAGGTAGACAAACTTGTTCCTGCCTTAAGCGCGGCGCAAGCTAAAATAGAGAATGTAAATAAAAACAAACAGGGTCATGGTTATAAATACGCAGACCTTGCTGCTTGCCTTGAAGCGATTAAAACTCATTTAATAGAAAAACAAGGGTTTGCTATAACTCAACTGTTAGCTAGAGATAGCGACGGTAAACCTACGTTAACAACACTACTGTTACATAACTCGGGTCAATGGTTGAAGTCCGTGTTCCCGTTAGATAATTATGAAGCACTGCATAAATGCAATAAATTACAGCAAATAGGAGCAGCATTAACTTATCTTAGACGTTATACTCTAGCTGCTATGGTAGGTCTCGCACAAGAAGACGATGACGCAGCAAGTTTAACTATAAAGAAAGAGGAAGTAGAGCAACGGATAGAAATATCACCCGTAACGCGCCTACGAACTCTTTGTTCTTCATCTGATTTAGACCTGAAAGCGTTTACAAGCTTTCACCATATTTCAAGCGATAAGCTAGATACGGTTAATAATGCCGTTAGTAATTTTGAATCACTAAAACAGCAGTACTTAGATGCCCAACATAGATATTCGCACTGATATAGTTCAAAACTCCGATGAATGGTTTAGGTTAAGGCTCGGCAGAATTACGGGCTCTAACTTCGCCAAGCTTTTGATCAGAGGCGAGACGCGAGATAAATATATCTATACTCTCGCCTCTGAAATACTAACAAACACCTTAAGCGATCAAGGAGCAGTAAACGGCATACATATAGAGCGCGGGCGTGCTTATGAAGATATAGCAAGGAGGCGGTATAGTGCCTCTACGTTCTCATCCGTGCAACAGGTGGGATTAGTACTGCGCGATAACATAGCCTGCTCCCCCGACGGCTTTGTAGACGATGACGGGATCATTGAAATTAAAGTGCCTGACTCTCATAATTACTTGGCAAATATCATCGCCATAAAGAGAGAAGGGATAAAAGCTATTAAAAAGGACTATTACTGGCAGATGCAATTTAACATGTATGTTTGCGGGCGTGAGTGGTGTGATTACGTATTATATAACCAGGCGCATAGCTGTAATAACAAAGAGATTTTTGTGCAAAGAGTACATAAAAATGAGCAAGATCAAAAGGTGATACAAGATAAGATCGAGGAAGCGACAAAAGAAATGCAAGCTATAACTGTACAATATAATTTAATACATTTATAAAAATGATGAGTTTAACACAAAGATTTCTGCTATTATGTGTGCTTGTAATTATAGGCTTAAGCTCTGATCGTTTACTGGGGGACGATAACATAATTGAGGAATTGGCAGAGCTAGCAATAGACCTTTTTGTCGGTGTTAATATTGATATAAGCCCTGCTAGCCCTGAGAATCCCGAGCAAGATTTAAATAAGATGTTTTTTAAGAAGACAAATCATGAGTAATACAGAAACAGATATAAACGATATCGAAAATTTTTTAAGAAATACCCTGGATTCTTTTATTAAGCACAACGATGTATATATAGGTAGCTCCCAAAAAGAAGAAGCAATAAGCTTTCTCTCAAAGGGAATGACGAAGCATAAGTATATGGCCGTTCATGAGGTCAAGTATATGGCCGATATGGCAGCACTCGTAATAACATTCGTCCTCCAGTTACTTCCTAAGGCACAAGGTTGTGGAGGGGTACCGATAGAGCTGATCGAAGAACTACAAAGAGACATCGTTTCGGCTATTGGCAAATGGAATCGCGAAGGTGAAAGGTCTAAAAAATAGAACACATAAGGATAAGTAATATGAGTAATGAGCCAACAGATTTTGAGAAAGAGATCTCGGATACCATTATAGCGGTAGAAAGTCTATGTGCTTATTTAAAGAAGGAGTTCATAGCAGACAATGAGGCAGGCTTTAAGGCACCATCTCGAAAGCTATTACTATACGATTTTGCAACCACATTTCGAAAAAATATTGAGTTAGTATATGGGAGCTCTAGATATGAGCGAATCGCGTCACAGATATAAACGGTCGCCGTCCGCTACGCAGCTAGCGACCTATTGTACTATACAATATTATCAACCTAGTAACAAGGATAAGTAATATGAGTGATATAGAAAAAGAATCGATACCAATTAATAGACGAATCTTAAACAAAAAGGTCTTAGACGTCATTATAGAGTTAGATAGTTTGTGCTCTTTATTAGACAGCAATATCCCTTTATATATGAAATGCGATATAGACCCATCACTATCCATGTCTGTGGTAAAACTCAGATACCTTCTACTCGATCATCTTACGAAAGACCAAAAACGGCAATTAGACCGCTTCAAAAAAGAAGAAGATAAATTATACGGGCGAACTAATGAAACATCAGAAATTATATAAAGCGTCGGTAGTCGAAATAGCCGATAGGAGTATAGCGGTTTCGCCATACAGAGCTTTGACTAAAACTGAACAACGCGAGCTATCAATAATGTCTAATATGAAGACGGATAGTCGTAAAGATTTATTCTACGACGTAGGAACTATTGCCTTTGTTTTTGTTGTAAAAAGTGTTATTGCATTGCTTGTGTATTATGTTTGTGTTTCTTAATAGAGCAGTAAAATATATATGAATCAAGACCATCTAATACAGCATGTAACAGAAAAGCTTAATTGTTCTCAAGAAAAAGCTGAAGAGTTTATCAACACTGCTCTACGCTTGTTTACAACGTTAGAGCATAAACCGGAAGATGAAGAAACAATAATTGAGGTCGGTAATATAACTTACATAATAAAAACTGAGATTCATTGTCACGATTTTGATCGTTCAGCGAATTCATCTCACCAGATAGTCACCACACAAATGATAAGCACTACTACTATCATCCAAAAAATACTCACTAAATAACATGGAATCAACCGAGACACCTGCCAAACCTAAGCTAACTCTAACGCTAAATAAAGTAAATTTAGGCGCGCTTAAACAAAAAATACAAGAGGCAGTACCTAAACCACCTAAAGTAAAGAAACTTACACTTGAGGTTGAGGAGTATAAGAAAATTTTAGCTATCGTAAGGCGTAGATTTTCAAGGGCATTTCCTCCTTGTAAAAGAGATATGCGCCTTTTAAAAAACGGCATTCATAAAGATTTGGTAGAGGAACTTAAACCTGAGTTTGACGCAAAAGCCGTAGCTAGGTTCTTATATGTTTATACCCGTAAAGCCAGGTATATTCTACATGCTAAGAAAAGTACGCCGAGATATAACTTATATGGCAGGATAGCAGGGCACATGAGTAAAAAAGAAGAAGTGCATTATGCTAAAATGAGGGCGAAAGAAGATAGTAAAAAGCCGCAGGAATATAAGAAGTAGCCGCTTATGAATAAAAATATAAAATCAAGGCAAAGTATATAAGCGACTACTTAAGTCATTAACTTAAACACTATAAAAAAACGCATATCTCTAAAATATGCCCGCATATTATAACTCCGTATCTTTTCTTATTCAAGATCAAAAAGAAAAGATAACCCGTTAAATCAGATCAAGCACAAAAAAGTAGTAGCCCCACTACAGCTTTTACCTTGCAGTAGGGCTAAAGGAAAATCGATATAATACAGTTAATTGCTATAATAACGTCTTGGCTCGGGAAGTCAAGGCATCGATTTATAGTGAGTGAAATATACATTAAGGGCAGAAAATAACGAGCAACAAACACTAAATCTTTTATATCTTGTATACTCGCGTGTTACAATAAATACAAAACACAAGATTGGAAAGATAAAATTAATGGCTTCTTCTCAATACGATGAAAAATTTCTAGCGGCAATAAATATAGTCCTAACAGAGGAAGGAGGTTATAGCAATAACCCTAAAGACCCTGGAGGTGAGACTAAATACGGCATTAGCAAACGTAGTTACCCCAACGTAAATATCGCGGCTCTAACTATAGACGGGGCAAAATCTCTTTATTATCGAGATTTCTGGCAATCTGAGCCTTATCAGAAAATCAACAATACCGAATTAGCTACCAAGCTGTTTAGCTTAGGCGTAAATATGGGACACACTATGGCGTTTACTTTAATCCAGCGAGCACTTAGAGCAGTTGGCACGCAAGTAGACGAAGACGGGGTGCTAGGCGATAAAACAATTACAGCTATCAATGCGGCTAATGCTCCTTCCTTACTTGCCGCCTTACGATCAGAAGCTGCTAGTTATTATAGAACTTTGGCAGCTAAGAATAATAATGTAAGCATATTTTTAAAAGGGTGGCTAAATCGTGCGTATGCTTAGGCATAAATTTAACGCCAAAATAACCGAGAGCGACAATATTAAATTCGCTTCTAAAAGAGAATGCTCTCGCTACTTAGAACTAAAGAATTTAAAGGCAGCAAAAGAGGTGCTTTTTTTCTTAAGACAAGTGCCGTTCCACTTGGAAGGCGGCGTTAAATATGTATGTGACTTTTTAGTCTTTTGGTCAAACGGCGAGGTGACTGTAGAAGACGTAAAAGGCGTAAAAACGCCTGTATATGAATTAAAAAAGAAACAAGTAGAAGCTCGTTATCCAATAACAATTACGGAGGTTTAATATGCCAATATTTCCTATAGGAATCGAACTAATTTTAAAAGCAAGCGGTCTTTTATTTGCAGCTATTGCGGCATTTTTATTTTTTAGAAACAGGAGCTTAGCTGAGGAAAACAACGAGCTTAGAGAGCAAGTTGATAGCAGCTATAGCATGCTGGATATACAAAACGCAGTGCTAAATGCTGTAGATGACGTAGAGAATGAAGACATTCAAGGTAACATCCAACGTATGGATGAAAACAAGCTTTAGGAAATGGTCAAGGTAGCACTGACACTGACGTTATTTACGCTTACCGTGATGCTATCAGGGTGCGCGGCTAGATCTAGATGTACCAAGCTACCTATTAACCTACCGCCTTACCCTTGTGCAGGCCCTGAGGTTGCAGCAGAGTTAAAGCTAATCTGCGACGATAAGAAATGCGAGCACTTGAATAAATGGCTAAACAGGTTATACCTATTTAAGACGGAGTATGATATCTACCAAACGGAGTTAAAGAAGGATTAGTACAGATTAGGAAGCCATAAAGCTTCCATTTAAGGTGTAGTATCGTCTCCATAGTACATAGCGTAGAGCGCATCACCTACTATTCTAACATTATGTTCTATGTTAGTTTCGTCGAGTTCTAGTGGAACAGAAAAGCTTGAAATGTCAAGCTTTAAAGACATTCTCATCCAATCATCAAATGTTTTATAGTAAATAGTTTCGATGAATACTTTATTTTCCATCGAAAAAAAGTTGCTAAATAGTATTGATAGTAATTGAGTGTTAATATTGTGGGATTGATCGTTTATATCCGAATTAGCAGCAATATTTGTGTATTTTCTCAAAGCATCAATTAATAATTCTAAGCCTTCCACTTGTGAAGCTAATATGCCTATATCCCAAGACTTTTTGAGTTGTATGAGTTTTTGATAATTATCAATATGAGGCCGTAAGTCTACTGTTCCTTCCGTTTTATCTTCTTTCCAGTATTTTACTTCAACACTCTTTATATCGCCTATTATTAAATCTTTGCTAATTAAGTGTTTTTTCGTCTCGTTGTATTTCTTAGCAGAATCAAGATCAAACATTCCTTTCATATCTGTACTCATACTCATATTAACCTCTTAAATTATATCATGGAAAAAATACGATTGCAAATGCCACATAACCATATCCGTCATGATTCCAGTTATTCAAAATTTGATTTATACTGTGATCTTCGCCTACAAATCCAACGTCATGATGAGCTATAAGAGTATTTCTTCCCATTTTTGAGGTCCATTTTAAATTTGGTTGGTAAGCTACAGCTCCATTGACGATCTGATAATTTATTGGTAGATCGTTTGCTCCATTTGGAAATGATCCGATGTTATCGCCGTATACTCTATTAATATCAAAGCACCTTGCTGCATGAGTAAGCCCAACATTGTTGTAGCCTATAGCGTTATAATATAATGCTATTTCATTTTCTCGGGGTACATAAGGCTGCCAATTATTATTATCACTACTTATCCCAAGAGAACGATCATTGTTGATCCTTAGGTATCGTACAGCTGCGGCAGCTCCCAATATTGGATTCCTGTTTAGATAGTTTTGAGTCGAGTCTCGCATATAAGTAAACCAACCATTAACCGATGCTATATCCTGCATGGTATACAAATTACCGAATGGTCCGACTGGGGTAGGTTGTATCCATTGATGTATTCCTAAGCTCCAAGCGATACAATTATAATAGACGCTACGCTGATTATAAGTAGGTTGATTAGGGTTATTTGCGTCAAACATTCCGTTTTCGTACCCTAATAGCCTTACGTCATATCTTGTATTTACAGCAGGGTACCATATTCCGTTCACTGGATTTCCCTCGCCGTCATTAATTAAATTTGGTGGCAGAGCGTTTTGCGGATTCCCTTGATAAATATTAGCCCAAGGGAATCTAGCACCATATCTTTGTCTATCAACAAAAGCGGCGATATCCAGTTTTGAATCGTGAGGCATAGTTATTCTCTATTTAATTCTAGAGACTAGTGTAACATTATCTATAATCAGAAGCTAACATTTTAACTATTAACCTAGAGTTAAATTTAAGGCTGTGATATTTAAACCCTAAGTATATCACTTAAAGAGAGGTTGTTCTTGTTCTGCAAAAGACTTACACCATTTCCAGATAGTAAATCTGCTGACCTTCGCCATTTTAGCAACGTATTTCATAGTATATTTACCTGAGTTAGCCATATTCACAAATTCGCGCCTAACGTCTTCATCTACGGAATATGCACGGCCTTTGTACTTACCTTCTTCTTTGGCTCTTTGTACGCCGTCGTAGATTCTACGATTTATTACTTCTCTTTCGAACTCGGCAATTGAACCCATCATATTAAACATAAGCATTCCTTGAGGATTTGCCGTATCTAGTTGCTCGCAAAGGCTACGAAAATATACAGACCTTGCGCGCAAAGAAGATACTATGCTAATTAGGTCTTTTAAGCTACGACCTAACCTGTCTATAGAATTAACCACCAAAGTATCGCCGCTTTTTAGTTCTTTTAACGCGCTTGTCAGTTCAGGTCTACAAGGAGTTAAAGCACTAAGTGCTTCTGAATAAATTTTGCTGCACCCTGCTTTTTTCAGAATAGCAATTTGTTGATCTAGTGACTCACCTTGCCGTCTTGTCGAGACTCTAGCATATCCTATTTTCAT